GCCAAATTTTAGGCCAATGGTTTCACCATTTATAGTTATAGTAGTATAATTCATAATTAGTATTAAGCAGTAATGTCAATAGCTCCGTTTGATTGAATTGTGCCAGAGAAATTAATAAATTCAGTAGTAGATTGATTCATAGTGAGAGAAGTTACATATCCCTTAAATTGGTGATAGTAGGCTGCACCAGCTGAAGAACCAGTTACAACTGGGTTCTGAACTCTTACATTAATTTCAGTTCCGTTGTTGAATGCTGTCAACAAAGCAGCATAAGAAACCTGAGAAGATGTAGGAGCAGTTTCGCAGATTGCGTCAAAATCAACTGTCATGTTTGGTTTACCAATAGAGGTAAATGTACCACAGTTAGTTTGTTCAACTGTTGAATCAGTTGTACCGTTTACTGAAGATGTACGAAGGCAGATTAAAGAATCAAAATCTGTACCGCCTGTTACATCAATATCTACACCTTGTGTAGAACCTTGAATTTGTGCCATTGTTTATTTATTTTTGGTTTACTAAATTGTTGATTGTTATTATTTTACGAGCAACATAATTGTCCCCGTTATACAAAGGTAAATATAATGAATTTGTCCTAGACATTGGGTAAACAATAAAGTCAGCATCTGAAAATCCGTCTATTTTAGTGTCTGGTATAAGGATATTCAAAATCTGCCCAGCTATATTGTCAACTACTGACAAATCGTTTACTCGATATTGTTCACTAAAAATATCTATATCTACACTAACTATATTGCCAAATGAATCATTTGTATTGCTAGCTTGTTCTGTTATGCTAGAAATAATTACATAATTCTGTGGCAGTGTCCTAAAAGGTGTCTGACCATAAACTGGCACATCTTTACTATTGTAAGAAAGATACCCATTTAAGGCATTGACATATATTGTTCTAACGCTATTTGAGCAATCCTTCATTACGGTTCAATTACTTTTTTCATTCTCTCAATCATAATAGGAAATACATCCCTTACTGCCCTATAAAAAAATGGTTTTTGTGGTGTATGTCCAGGTTTGCTTTTTTGGAATGTTTTTGCATATTCTTGCCATTCTGGATCTAAACTTGGCACATATGATTCAGCATAAGGTCCAGTTCCGAATTCTACATATGCTGCATAATCTGTTACAGCCCTTAAATCATATACCAATGGAGCGTGCTTTACAGCTTTGATTGCGCCTCTTAATCTACCAGTGTCTACTGGAGCAAATGTTTTTGCTTGTGTCTCCATGTCATTCAACCCTGCATACATTTCAGCATCCAGTTCAGCTACTACTTCTTTTGTATACTTATCCAAGTCTTTGAATAACTTATCAAAAGCAGCATTCTGATTTTTAAAGAAAATGCCGTCACCCATTAGATATTCACCTTTTTATACTGATGATAATTAAGGCCATCCCAGTTAGGGTATTGGCTGATAAGGGCTTGTCTGTCTGCGTTCATCTTCTTTCCTCTGTTCTCGTACTGCCATGCAGTCAAAGCCATGATATCGTCTGCCAAATCCTCTGGAAGTGTCCCAAACCCGCCTTGATAAAGAGCTGTATAAATACCTGGTTCATAGATCCATACTTTGCCTGCAATGATCTCAAAGTCTTCGTTTTTGGTCAAAGTATTGTATAAGCCTATGCCAGTTTTTATTTTAAGTTCATCCACACATACCAACGGTCCGTAAGGAAGGTCTACCATCCATAATGGAGGCTGGGTTCCGGTTAGTTCAAAATTCGTTCTAATTAGTTTATTAACAAAAGAAAGGCCAGTCAATTTCTCAAGATGTACTCTTGACGCATTCAGAAGCCCTTGTATTAAAGAATCATCTGATGTGTAATCTATTCGCATCCAATTCTTTGCATCGGTGAGACTGACTGGCTCTACTACTGCATCAGCTACAATCGTCACTCCGTTTATATATATCGCCATTTTTACTAATATTTATTAACCATTTCTCGGAACCATCCTTCAAACTCATCGAGTGCTTTGCGCGGATCATGTTCTCTAGATCTCGCTTTTGCTTTTCTTGAGGCTTCCTCGTAGGCTTTTTTGTCATCCAGCCTATTAATCGCGTTAACCCAGCTTTTAATCTCATTACGATTTTTTATATATATCCCAGCCGTTCCGCAGTTCTCCTTCAGCCCTTCCGCCTCGCTGCATATGACCGGAATGCCGCTGCACATTGCCTCTGTTGCCGTTCTTCCCCAGCTTTCGTACTCACTTGGCATGAGCAATATGCGAGTTTGCCTATAATATTGGTTTATATTGCTTGTATTTGGCACCAATTTGAGATTAGGTATCTTACTATCCAATTGCTCATCATAGCTGCCCAAAACGCCTAAAAACCGCTTATTTGGCATTTGCCTAGCTATCTCTTCAAATATCTTACCGCCCTTGTTCTCGTTTGTGTTAATCAGAGTGATGTACTCATTCTTCCACGGATCAATCTTTAAGTCATATATCCGATAGTCAACTGGCGGCGTCATTATAAAGTTAGGCCATTGGTAATTTAATAGGTTTTTTAGCCATAAAGAGTTATACACAATATGTTGATTGTGCCTTGCGCCTATGATTTCTGGGTATGGATGGCTATTATGGATGAGATGAAAGACTGGTTTTTTATAAAGTGCAGCACTTGCTATTGTCCATCTTGTATAGTCCAAATGCGTAAAAACTGCATGGCTCCAACGCATCAGACTATCAATCACATTGTCATTTGGGGGAAATACATCAATGCCATCAAAGACATAATTATTTCTTATGCGGTATTTGTTTGCTTGATGCAGTAAAACTTTTATATGATGCCCTTTGCTTTGCAAATCTTTGAGCATCCAGTGGATCATATATTCCGCGCCGCAATTGTGTTCTGGTGGATAGAGATGAATTGATGCAAGTATATTCATAGTATTTTGTTTGCGGAACCATCAAAGATATTTGTATAATCTGCAATGTGATTCCATAGTGGAGAGTAATGTGGTTTTTGCCAAGCCATCATTGGTGAAATAATAAATGACTTTAACCTCGGTTGTATATTTTTTAAAAGCCAGTCATCGAACATATAAGTAATGTCGTCATATGACTCGCATAATTTTTTCGGATTGTTATATAATACTGCGTGTGTAGTCCAGCAACCATTTACTTTAAATAAATTATCACTGTGTCTAAAATATTCGCCAATAATATTGCCACCTAAATAGCAAAGCTCCCAATCACTTGGAAGTTGACTAAGTGCGCTTTCGTAATGCGCATATTCTTTTATCAGCACATCATCTTCAAACATTGGCAATATGCCTTCATGTTCACTCATGATTTGCTTCATGCTCTTATTAAAACTATGCTTAGGGTTTTCATCTTTAATCGCATAGTATGGAACTGCTTCGTATCCTAATTTAGAAACTTCTCGCATTGCGCTACCAAGTCTCCCAAGTTCGTTTTCTGTTGTAAGTATATAAGCGTTCATAATTAAAAAAAAGGAGGCTTACGGGCCTCCCTTTTGTTTTTATGTATGGGCAAATTAGATAGCACCATAGATACAAGCTGAAGGCTGGAATTGCATCAAATCGCAACGAGCCTCGCAACGGAAGGTGATCAAGTTCTTGATGAAATCATCTTGATCAAATTCAGTGCTTCTTACAGCAAGACCGCTTTGCTGAGCAATAGCGAACTTAGTTGTATCGAGAACATAAGCTTTAGAAGCTGTAACCAAAGAATGTGGTATAACTGGAATTCCCATCATTCTGATGTTACCTTGAGCATCGATAGTGATACCACCAGGTACAGAGTAAGAACCTCCAGAAGGAACAGTCTTCAATACGTTAGCCCAACCAGCGTGTGTGGTCAAGATCAAGTTTGCATTCCAGTTAGCAGAACCCAACTGTGCAACATAATCTACGAACTTCTCAGCTGTGTTAGCACCACTTGATACACCAGCAGTTGCAGAAGCAGCGAGGTCGTTCAAGTAATATGTATCTTCAGCTCTTTGGAAATCTTCAATCAAAGATTGCTGCAAATATGCGTTCAAGAAAGGAAGATCGTCAACCATTTGGCGAGATACCTTTACATAACCAGCGATGAATTGCAACACCTTGTTTACAACGGTTACATCGTAATCCAATTGTGCTTTAGCAGAACCTTCAGTTTGCTTACCGAAAGAACCTTCACCAACTGGAGTGTTTCCACGAGGGAAAGATACAGAACCAGTTGAAACTGGGATGATATTGAATACGCTTCTGAGGTG